AAGGGCAGCGCCTCAACCCGGTCACGGCCGAAACAGCCAAGCAGGCTGCGCTGCTCAACGACAATATGGATCGCCTGAAGACCATGTCCGACGGCCTGGCCATGACGCTCGGCAATGCGACCATTCCGGCGGTCAACAAGCTGATTGGAGAGTTCATCGAGGGCACCCGGATTGCCGGTGGCTTTATCGATGCGATCAGGCTATTCGGCACGATGAGTCCTTTCAATACGCCCGGGCAGAGCGTCAAGGCCCTGCGCGAGGAACTGGAAGGCCTCAATGCCGATCTGGAGCGCTACAAGAAATTCGGCGGTGATACCAGCGGCCTGGAAACAGCCATCACTGCGGCTCAAAAGCGTTTGGAATTTGCCAAATACCAGCAGCGCCAGGAGGCGCTGAAACTTGGTGAAGGCGTCTATTCGAACGAGGGCCGAGGCCTCCTTCGGGCGCCTGCCAATATCAAGCTGCCTAGCCTTGCTGGCGAACCAAAAAAGGCCAAGGAATCGGCCGATCCCCTCGCTGATGAGGCGCGCGCCTACGCCGCGGCCATCGATGCGATCAACAAGGCGCAGCTGTCGGCGCAGGTCAGTAGTCTGGAGCTGACCGCCACCCAGCAGCGCCTGGTCGAGTTGTTCTCCAGTGCTGAATTCATTCAGATGCCGGACACCTGGAAGCAAGCGATCGCCCAGCAGGCGGAAGCCGCCATCAGCTACGAACTCACCGCCAAAAAAACTGAGGAGCTGAACAAGCAGCAGGAGCGCCTCAAGGAACTGCTTGGAGAAACCCAGCTGGAAAAGAGCCGCGCCGACATGCTGCTGCTGGCAGATGCCTTGAATACCGGCCGGATCAATGCCGAGCAGTACGAGGCGGCGGTTAAAAAGGCATTGGGCATGGGCGACGACGAAGGCGGCTACTGGGAGAAGTGGCTCAAGGCTGCCGAGCAGACCTTGACCGACTTCGACGAAATGGCAGGAAATGTCGTCGAGAACTTCGGTCGCCAGTTTGGCGGCGCCTTCGAAAAAATGATTTTCGACAGCCAGAGCCTTGGTGATTCCATTGCCGGGCTGGCCGAAGGCATGGCCCGTTCGGTCGTCAATGCGCTGGGGCAGATGGCGGCACAGTGGCTGGCCTACCAGGCAGTGCAGATGATGATCGGTAAAACGACGCAAGCCAGCGCCTCGACCGCGCAAACATTCGAGGCAATGGCCTCGCAGCAGATGGCGGCGATCAACGCCTTTGCCTCGACGGCGGCTATCCCGATTGTCGGCCCCATGATGGCCCCGGGCGCTGCGGCGGCTGCACTCGCGGCGACCTCGCCATTCGTGGCTACCATCGCCTCGCTCGGCGCTGCCGCTACGGCGGCCCGCGCTACCGGCGGCCCGGTGTCAGCAAATGCGCCCTACCTGATCGGCGAGCGCGGCCCGGAACTCTTCGTCCCCAACACCGCCGGCAAGGTTCTACCCAACAGCGCCTTTGGCGGTGGCAGTGGCAACACCACGATCAACCTGATCGAGGACAAGCGTCGCGCCGGCCAGACGCAGCAGCGGGCCGGCAATAACGGCCAGCCGGAAATTGACGTCTTCGTGGCCGACATCCTCGGCGACGGTCCGCGCGCCAAGGCGGTGCAGAAGGCTTTCGGTCTGCAGCGCAGGGGATATTGATGGCAGCCACAATCGACTACCCGACCGGCCTGCCGGCCCCGCTGCGCTCCGGCTACGGCCTGCAGCACGTATCGCCGCTGATGCGCACGGAGATGGAATCCGGCCGCGCCCGGCAACGTCGGCGCTATACCAGCGTGCCGACCATGACGTCCGTCACCTGGCATTTCAACCAGGTGCAGGCGCAGGTCTTCGAGGCCTGGTTCCGCTGGACGCTGGCCGACGGCGCGGAATGGTTCAACTGCAGCCTGCGCACGCCGCTTGGGCTGCAGGACTACGAATGTCGCTTCATCGATATATACAGCGGTCCGGAGCTGGTCGGTCGCAACGACTGGCGCGTATCGGCCGATCTGGAAATCCGCGAGCGGCAAACGCTTTCTGATGATTACTCGCAGCAGCCTGAGCTGGTGCTCGGCCAGGACATCATTGATCTGGCGCTTAACGCAGAGTGGCCGGCAGCATGACGATCCTCGAACGCGTTTTCGCGTCGGGTGGCACCGAGGTCATCATCCCGACGCTGGAGATCACCTGCCCGGCGTGGTCGGCGCCGATCCTGCTGTGCAATGGCTACGAGGACCACACCTGCGTCACCGAGGATGCCAGAACGCTGACCTTCAAGGCGGCGGCCATCGCCATCGCACTGCCCAAGCGCGACACGTCTGGCGCACAGAAACTGACCTTCGGCATCGACAACGTGACGGGCGATGCGCAGCAGCTCATCGACCAGGCCATCGATGCCGGCGAGTTGGTCAACCTGACCTTCCGGCATTACCTGTCTACCGACAAGACGCTGCCCGCCGAGCCGCCGCTGAAGTTCGTCATCAAGGGCGGGGAGATGGTCGGTGGTTCGCTGCGTGTGAACGCCTCGTTCTTCGACATGATCAACGTCGCCTGGCCGCGTGCCTTCTACACGCCGGATTTCGCGCCCGGGCTGCGCTACTTCCGATGAGCGCGCTATCCGATTGGTTGCGCATCCCGTATCTGGCGCATGGCCGAGATCTGTCCGGTTGCGATTGCTGGGGCTTGGCCAGGCTGGCGCGTCACGCCTTGCGCGGCGATTGGCTGCCGAGCCATGGCGCCATCGATCCGGACGACAAGGCGGCAATGACCGAGGTCGCCGGCCAAATGGTTGGCGCTGGATTCCGTGAGTGTTCGCCGCGCCCGGGTGCGCTGGCCGCAATCTGGCGCGGTCAACTGTGCCTGCATGTCGCCATCGTGATCGAGGCCGAAGGCCGGCTGGCGGTACTGGAAACCAACCGCGCCACCGGCCCGCGCTGGATGCGCATCAAGGACTTCGAGGCCTGCTATCTGCGAGTGACCTACCATGATTCTGATTTACCCCTCTAACCTGCCGGGCGAACCCGTCGAACGCCACGACGTGGCCGGCGGCTCGCTGCATGATTGGCTGGTCGCAAACTGCCCGAGCTATCGGCCGGGCCCGGTGCAGCCGATCACTGCCGCCATCGATGGCGTCGTTCTGCCGCCTGGCGAGTGGGATAAAACATCCGTGAGCAAGTGCATCGAAATCCGCCCGTCCCCCCTTGATGGCGGCTTGTCTCTTTGGGTGATCGGAGCCCTGGTGCTCGGCGGGATTGCTGTAACACTTTTTCTCCGCCCGGCAGTTCCGACGATGAGCCAGGGGCAACAAGGTCGCCGCTTGTCGTCGGCAGACATCAAGGCGAACCAGCCGCGCATTAACGGTGTAATTCCGGAAATCGCCGGTCGTTACCGGGTTTGGCCGGATTATCTTTGCCAGCCCCGCCGCTACTTCTCCGAGCCGACCAAGCAGGCTGTCGATGTGATGATCTGCATCGGCCGCGGTGAATACCTGATCGATCCGGCCGATATTCGCATCGGCGAAACCGATCTTGAGGCCATCGGAGATCTCGTCGATTACACGATCTTTGGGCCGGGGCAGACGGTCAGCGGCCATCCGGCGCACCGCAACTGGTACAACGCGCCGGAAGTTGGCGCCTCCGTCGCGTCAGCGGGTCTTCGCCTCGTCGGCGGATCGGCGGGCACGCCGAAAGCCGAAGCCGATAGTTATCGGATCGACGGTTCGTCAATTTCAATCCCGCCAGGCGCTGGAACGGCGCCGCAGGATTGGGAGATCGGCACCGTCGTCAGCATCGTGGCCTATACCCGCACCATCACGGTAGTCGATGGCGGTGGAAGTTGGAGCAACCCAAGTCGCGACAAGGTGCAGGGCAGTTTCGCTGACCTGTCGCTATCGGTTGGCGACAACATCATGCTGGCCGGCGCCGGAAGTAATGATGGCCGCTACAAGGTGATCACGTTAACCAATTCGGTCAGCGTGCCAGGCAGCGCCTCAACGGTCGTCGGAACCCGCGTTGCACAATTGACCTGGGCGGCGGCGCCGGCCTCGCTCAGCGTCAATGGCTACACAGTGTTGCTCGATGCCGACTACGCCGACGCCGATGCGCTGGTCGCGGCGATCAACGGCCAGATTGCCGGCGTGGTTGCATCGCAGGCCAGCGGCGTGGTAACCCTGACCGAGGGCGCGCCCTATAGTGGCGAGCCCATCGTGCTCAGCGGTTACTACGATCTGCTGCTCGGCGCAGCGCCGACGCATTCGACAGGCACGGCAACCTCGTCATTTGACGAGATGACGCTGGATAAGTGGCTGGAGGACTCGGAGACTACAGCGGCAGGCTGGATGCCGGCCGGATCGATGAACCCAGGA